AAAAATGATTGAAATATTTGAAATCTTTTGGTCAGCACCTATTGAGCTAAGAGTTATAATATTGGGCGGTTTAATATCGCCCTTTATTCTTTTAAGAAATAACGACAAAAAAGGAACTTATGAATATCACGATAATTGCTATTGTGATATTTGTAAGCATTTAAGACGATTTAAGAAATTCTCATAGTTTAGGGCTCAATTCTATGAGATAGGGGGTACACCTAGCGGGGTACTCCCGACCTTATTTTTTTTATACACCAATAAAGGACTAAACGGCGACTAGACGGCAAAAACCTTGAAAAAAGACTAGACGGCGACTAAAGTGCCCGTATGTAGAAGCCAAATCATAAACACAATAACTTATAGGAGTTTATAATATATGGATAGTAACGACACCTTACTAACTATAATGCCCAAATACTCAGACCAATTAAAACACGAAAAAGAAATGGCTGAGCTAGGGAAACATAGAACAAACAAAAGACGAACCTCACACGTGGAACGTGAGGAAGAATCTGTTACGAGCTACGGAAAAGTTATGGTAGCCAACACAATCAGACCTTTAGCCAATGCCATAGCTGAGTTTATACTAGAGACATCTAAGAAGACTATAGGAAAGCCACCTATTGCTTTCGTTAAAATGTGCGAAGTTTCACCTGAAATATTAGCCTTAATTACTGGCAAACATATCATTAATACAATTACTCAATACAAACCTTTAACTGCAACGTGTATATCACTAGGCGGAAAAGTAGAGACTGAAATAGCTTTAAAGAACTTTAAGTTTTTAAACCCTGAACTTTATGACGCTGTTAAAAAAGATTTAGATAAAAGGTCTTGGAATTATGTCTATAAAAGACGTAAGCTAAGAGAGAGTGCTAAACGTGGTGTTGTTAAATGGGAAGAGTGGACTACACCTGAAAAACTACACGTTGGATTAAAACTAATTGAGATGTTAATTGTCTCAACGGGCTTAATTGAAATTGGTATGGAAACTATCAATCATAAAAAAGCTAAGATTATCAAACAAACACATAAGACTAGAGAATGGATTAAAAATAGAAATAGCTTTAATGAGCTATTAAACCCTGAATACTTACCAACAGTTTTACAACCTAAGATGTGGACGAGTGTTGTAGGTGGTGGATATTGGACTAAAGAATTACCTGAGTTAGATTTAGTAAAACAAAAGAATAAACATTTTAAAAGAGAGCTTGAGAACTTTGATATGCCTGAAGTTTATAGTGCTATCAATACTATGCAAAGTACACCTTTTAAAATTAATAGGTTTATCTTAAAGGTTATGCAAACAGCTTGGGATAATGGAGACGCTATTGGTGGTATGCCACCTAATAGGAACTTAGATATACCTAATAAGCCACACGATATTGAGACTAATAGAGAATCAAGAAAAGAGTGGAAGAAAAGAGCTGTTATAGCTCATACTGAAAATGCTCGTATGTTTTCTAAAAGATTATTGTATGCTAAAATAATTTGGTTAGCTCAAAAGTTTAAAGACTATGCGACATTGTTCTATCCTTTACAATTTGATTTTAGAGGAAGAGCTTATTGTGTCCCTGCCTTTTTAAACTATCAAAGTATTGGTGGAGCTAAGGCTATGCTTTTATTTTCTAATGGAAAAGAAATTACTCCTGAGAATAGAGGAGAGTTTTGGTTAGCCGTACACGGAGCTAATATGTATGGAGAAGATAAAATCTCCTTAGATGATAGAGTTAAGTGGGTTAATGATAATGAAGATTGGATAGTTAGATGTGCTCAAGACCCTTTTAGAAATAGAGAATGGGAAGATGCTTCTAATGGTTTTCAGTTTTTAGCTTTTTGTGAAGAGTGGAGACGTTATCAAAGTAGATATATAGGAGAGAAGTTTATTTCTTATCTACCAGTTAATGTTGATGGGAGCTGTAATGGTCTTCAATTATATTCTTTAATGTTAAGAGATAGTGTTGCGGGTAAGTTAGTTAATTTAATGCCGACAGATACACCTCAAGACATTTATCAATTAGTTGCTGACGCTGTTAATAAAAAGTTAAAAGAACACGTTGCAGAAGGTAAGCCTTATGCTCAGGCTTGGTTGAAGTATGGAATTAAGCGTTCTACTACTAAAAGAAGTATTATGACAATTTGTTATGGTTCAACAAGATATTCTTGTACGGACTTTGTTATAGAAGACTTAACGAAAAGACAAGATAAAGGTGAACATCACCCATTTGTTGATGATTTATTTAGACCCGCTTCTTATTTGGCTAGTGTCATTTGGGATAGCATAGGGGATAATTTAAAATCAGCAAGAGTAGGTATGAAATTTCTTCAGGAAATTGCTAAGATTGTTTCAAGAGAACAATTACCTATTCACTGGGTTACACCAGTAGGATTTCCAGTTTATCAATCCTATCCTGAAATGAAGTCTAAAAGAGTTAAAGCTATGCTTATGGGACAAGTTATAAAACCCCGTATCAATGCTGAGACTGATAAGACAGATAAATTGCGTATGTCCAACGGAGTAGCTCCTAACGTGGTTCACTCGGTTGATTCTGCGGGAATGATTAAGACTGTTAATATTGCATATAAAAATGGAATTAAAAACTTTTGTAATGTGCACGATAGTTTTGGTACTACTGCGGGTGATGTAGAAATGTTAAATAAAAGTATAAGAGAAGCCTTTATTGATATGTTTTCTAAGCACGACATACTAAATGAGTTTAGGGAAGATGTCATAAGACAACTACCTGATAAACTAAAAGATAAATTGCCTGAAGTACCCTCAAAAGGCGATTTAGATATTAATAAACTGAGGGAAAGTAAGTTCTTTTTTGCGTAAAAGCATTAAAGTACCCCTACTTAGAACCTATAAAAAGGAGACAAAAAGAAATGGCAAAGAATAGTTATGTCAAGGTTGTATCACCAGTTGGAGTTTCGCAATATGCGTGGCTGACAACACCTGATACTCGTTTTGATGAGACTGGTCATTATAAGACCAATCTTATTTTAAAGGCGAAAGATGCTCAACCATTAGTAACTCAAATTAATGCTGAGATTAAAAAAAGTCTTACTCTTGCTAAAGAGAAGGCTAAAGGAAAATCTATTAAACAAGCTCCTAGTCCTTTTGAAGATGAATTAATTGATGGTAAGCCATCAGGAAATGTTATCTTTAAATTTAAGACTAAGGCAAAAATTATAACTAAAGATGGTAAAGTAATACCTAATAGAGTTGCTTTGTTTGATAGCACGGGGAAACCTATGATTGACGCAAATGTTTGGTCAGGTAGTGAAATGAAAGTATCAGCAGAATTGATACCTTATTACACAGCTATGGCAGGAGCAGGTGTATCAATGAGACTAAGAGCAGTTCAAATAACTAAGTTAGTTGAAGGTGGCTCTAGTAATGCTAAAGGTTATGGCTTTGATAAAGTTAAAGACGGCTATGAACAACCTGAAGCAGTAGCAGTAGTAGAAAATGTATCGCAGGAAGCTACGTCTGACTTCTAAGCAAGTCGGATTAAGATACGGATTTCGTTCAGGCTTAGAAGAGTCTATAGCGAAAGAACTAAAAGAAAATCGTGTAGCGTATGAATTTGAAAAGACTAAGTTGAAATATACTAAGCCTCAAAAAGTTCATACCTATACGCCTGATTTTCATTTAACAAAGAAAAAGATTTTTATAGAAACTAAAGGATTATTTACTACTCAAGATAGACAGAAAATGAAATTGATTAGGGAGCAATACCCTAATTTAGATATTAGATTTATATTTTCTAATTCAAGAGCTAGGATAAGTAAGAAATCAAAAACAACTTATGGAATGTGGTGCGAAAGATATGGATATGAATATGCCGATAAACACGTTCCGAAAGAGTGGTTATGATAGGTAGAGTAGTTATTAAAGAGGAGAGTGTTCAATATTATTCAGAATCAAAAAATGAGTGGGTTGATGTTGATAATATGGACGAACAACATTGTCGTAACGCTCTTAAAAAAATTATAAGAAAGTATGGTGTCGTTAAAGATGAGCAATATAAGAAAAGAAACTAAATACATTGTCATACACT